CGCCGGACCCTCCGGTGCGATCGCCTGCGGCTCCTAGATCCCGGCGAGAGCGAACTCGACGAGATCACGACGGAGCGCGGAGGTTACGGCGATAATCGCCGCCCGCTCGACGTCGTCCGGGACGGTCGCGAATCCCCAGGAGCCCGTGACGTCGACGAGCGTATAGCCGAAGTCCCGCGCCGTATCCGACGTATGAAGATTGACGAGATTCCCCGCGAAACGGATCGAGAGGTACGTCCCGTCCCTCGGCTGGAACGGGATGAGTTGATAGTCCTCCGTCACCGTAAGCGTCGAAGACGACGCCGACTCCGGATTGAGGACTACCGACGTCGCCGCGCGGAGGTCGTACGGCGAGAGATCGAGGAGGAGCGAGCCCGACGGAAACGAGAATCGACGAGTCGCCGACGCCGTCGCCGGAGCGAACTCGCGGTCGGCCTCTCGGATAATCGCGAGCGAGACGTCCGAGATGAGCGTAGAGATCAGCGCATCCCTGGTCGTGTCCGACGCCGGGAGTTCGAGCGTTTGACGAACCGCCGAGAGTGTCGTGAGGTCGTAGGCCGCGGCCATCGCTTCGACCTATCGAGTCTCGGGCTTCTTCTTACGCGGAGCGGCGGGACGCTTCTCGGCGCGAGCCGCGGGGATCTCTCCGTCGGCTCCGATGTTCCGAAGTTCGGCGTCGACGTCCGCGACGCGATCCGGACGACCGGAAGCGGCGTAACCCGCACGCTCTTCGAGTAGAGCCTTGATGTATGCCTTTCGCGACTCTTCCGAGATCGCCATTCGAGTTCCTTCCTTCTACGTCGCTCCCCCGGAGCCCGGCGCGAACCGGGCTCCGGGAGTTACGACTAGGTCGTCTAGAACGACGGAGTGACCAGCCCGGTGCCGGAGATCTTGCAGATGCCCTTCGCGTAACGCTCGGAAGCGAACGCCGAGTATCCGAAGACCTGCAGCCTGACCTCCAGCGTGTCAGAGAGCGGCTGCTCCATGACGCGCGTGCGGATCTCGCCCTCCATCAGAACGAGGTCCGGCATGTGGACGACGTACATCGCGTCCTGGTTCGTACCCGCGCCGTCCGTCACCGGGATGTTCGCGTCGATGACGACGGGAAGCCCGGCGATCGTGCCGACGACGCCACCGTTCTGCTCGCCCGCGGCCTGGTTCAGACCGCCCTGCTGGAACAGCGGGAAGGTCGACGAGAGACCGGCCGCGAAGAATGCGGCGCGGCGGGGGTGCATCACGAGGTGCGTCGGGTACATGTACCGACTCGACGCCACCTTCTGGATCGCGTCGTAGATCTTTGGCAGAGCCTCTGCCGCGGTCGGAGTGCCCGAGGTGTACGTCACGGTGTTGATGCTCGACACGTTCGCGAGACCGACGTGCTCGTTCGAGCCCGACGCGCCGACGAGAGTCTGACGGTCGAGTTCCGAGTCGTAGGCGTTGATCAGGTCGCGGAAGACGACGGCGTCGAACGACGGGTCCGAGCGATCGAGCAACTGCTGGCTGATGTCAACCTGACCGGCCACGGTCCGGACGTACGTCGTCACGGTCGCGGTAGTCGGGTCGGTCTCCTGGACCGAGCCGCCGTCAGTCTGAGCGGCAACCGCGCCGCCCGTCGACAACTTCGGCAGGGTGAACGAAGTCCCGCTAGCGGGCAGCGCTGCCTTTGGCAGCACATCGGCGAACGGTCGTCCGGCGCGGGGCACCTCGACCATGTACTGCGAGAGGTACACCGGAGGGATGAACCCGTTCGACGCCGAGGAGACGTCGCGCTCCTCGGTCTCCGAGCGGTGACGCATGAGTCGGTCCATCGCGTCGCGGTCGTTCTTCGCCGTGATCAGGTCACGGAAGAACGAGGCGCGGCCGTCGGGCCGATAGGTCTGCTCCTCGGAGACGACCGCGATACGCGGCTCCTCGCTCGGAGTAAGGACCGGGACCGGACCCGAGGAGCGTGCCTCCTCGATCTTCTCGATCCGCTCGATGATCTTCGAGCGACGGTCGACCTCGGACTCGGCCTTACGAGCCCGCTCTTCGAGAGCGTCGAGATCGGCATCCTCGCTCGGGGTAGAAAGCGCAGCGACGGCGTCGGCCATCTCGTCGACGGCGGCGTCGTACGCGGCGCGTGCCTCGGTGAGATCACTCACTTTGGTACGTCCTTTCGTAGATGCTTGCGGAGCCGGGACTCCCAGAGGGAAGCCCGGAGACGGACCTCTTCGGCCCGTCGCTTACTCCGATCGCCGTCGATATCTTCGACCGACGTATCGGCGACGTCCGCGGAATCCCGCGCGGCGTCGTAGTGCGCCTCTTCCTCGATAGGAAGACGGCCGGACTCGATCGCGCGGTCGTAGACCGCGGCCTTCGTCTCCGGGTATGCCGGGAACGGAACGATCGAGACTTCGTAGAGGCGGGAGATCCCGTCCTCGCGAATCGTGCGGAGAGGAGTATCTCCGGAGGAGTCCCAGGAGTCGCCACGCTCGGCGAGGCTAAACCGGAACGACATCTGAGATACCGAGCCCGCGCTCATCTTCCCGATGACGCGAGCGGTATCCGGGTCGGCCATATCGACGCGAGCCCAGATCCGGAGACCGCGCTCGTCCTCTCGGAGTTCGAGGGTACCCGCGGTCGTCCGAGCCATAATCGTCGCGTCGTCGTGGTTATAGAGGAGAGCGACGTCCGGGTTCGCTTCGAGCGCCGCGCGGAACGCTCCGCGGTCGAGCGTCTCGACGAAGCCGCCGAGGTTCTCCGAGCGAGCGCCCCAGATCGCAGCGTAGCCGCGGATCGTCCGGTAGTCCTTACCGGCTCCGGACTCGCGCCATTCGACGCCGCCACGGATAATCGAACGCTCGTCGCTCGACGGGCTATCCTCGCTGCTTGCCATATCGGAATCGTAACCGTCCTCGACGTCGGTCGGCTTCTCCGCGATGACCGCGAACTTACAGAGACCCTCCGGGTCGATCTCGCCGTCGACGATCTCGCAGAGCCCGTTACCGTCGAAGAAGACGCAGGAGCCGCAGGCGACGCCGGAGTCGACGAGAGGATTATCGGCGGGCTCGATATATGAGCATCCGTCCGGGCTCGCGTCCTTCGAGAACTTCCCGAACGTCTCGACGAGGTACTCGTACTTCTCGTAGAGGATCTTCTGCCGCGGCGTTAGACCGTACTCGCCCTCGTCCCGCTTCTCGGGCTCGGACCGATAGCCCTCGCTTTCGAGTTCGGCGACTTTCCTCTCGGACCATGCGACGCCCGCGCCGTCCGGGTCGAGAGGATCACCGGCCCAGAGGAGCCAGGCGACCGCGCCGGGTCCGGGATAGTCGTCGTTCTCCGGGTTCGAGTTCGCCGGAGAGTCGAGGTCCGGACGATGACGCGCGAACCACGCTCTCATCTTTACGGTCTTCTCGGGCGAGATCGACTCGCCGCGAGCGATCGCCCGCGCGTCTCGGACGGTCGACTCGACGACGCCGTCTCCGGCCTTCCCGTCCTCGTAGTACGCGACGCCGCGGGCGGCGAGGTCGCTCATCTCGGAGGTCGGAGTTAGGTCGACGTCCGAGACGGCGCGGTCCTCGTTCTCGGCCTCGGCGATATTCAGAGCGGTGATCTGATCCGCCGCCGACTCTTCCGTCTCGTGGCATCCGACGACTTCTCCGTCGGCGTCCTTTACGACGGCGAAGCCGGAGCAGTCCGGGTTATCGCTTTCGATATGCCAGGGCATCTATCCCTCCTCCGGATTCGGAGCGCCGCCGACCGGCGTGATCTGCACGCCGTCTCCTCCCTCGACGGGAGGACGGTTCTCCATCTCGCGGATCTCGTTCGTCGACATCCACCCGCCCTGCTTCGCCGAGAGATACGCCGCGTATCGCGTCGCGGTATCCGGACGGAGAAGCGAGTCGACGAGGAACTCCGGGAAGAGATCGGTCCCGCCGAAGAGATCCGGGTCGGCGCGGAGAGCGAGTTCGATTCGGCGAAGACGGGGAGCGAGCGAGAACTTGAGGAAGCGATCCGCCTCCTCGGTAGCCGACGCCGCCGTCGACGCCCCTTCCGCTCCGAGGAGCGACGGCGGGACGTTGAAAATCCTCGCGACCTCGCGGATCGAGAACTTCTGCGCCTCGACCGCGAGAGCGTCTTCGAGCGAGATCGGAACCTTGTCGAGTTCCGCGCC